ACTTCAGAACATCCTTGGCGAAATCAATGAAGGCTTCCCGTGCTGTTTTCGTGCCATCAATGAAATCCATCATCGCGTCCGTCATTCCACCGGAAAGCACATCAACAATCTCCGTGCCGATCTGCTGCCACATCTGGCCGAACTCTTGGATATTCTCCTGCGCTATCTTAAGGCCGTACTCGAAATTCTCCCATCCGTTCTTTGTCGCCGATATAGTTCGGGAGTTCCATTCCTCATAACTAATAACGCCCTCTTCGTAGGCCAGTTTCAGCCTATCGACATATTGTTCCCTTGTAATCGCCCCCGTTCGGAAAGCGCCCTTCAGGTTCGAAAGTGTGTACTGTAATTGGTCGCCCTGCTCCTTCATGCTGGAAGCAATCTGCTTATCATGATCCGCATACAACTCTTTCCATGTTCCACGGATTGTCTCCTCCAACCGTTGCCACATCTCAAGATATTCCGGGAATTCCTTTTTGAGTTCTTCGAGTTGAGCAAGCGTCATCTCATGCACTTCGACACTCGTATTCCCGGTGAGAGTGAGAATGGCTTGATAGACTTCCAGAGCATCAACATTCGCAAGGATAGCGGCCTTCTGTTGGTTCCAATCCTCTTCTTTGCCTCCGGCGGCAAGTAAATCACCATGCAGTTTGTCTAGGTTAATACCCGCTACCTTGCTGACAGCTTCCTCCAACAAGGGAGACATTTCGTTGATTTTGGATAAACGCCCCTTTAAGAAATTGTCCCACGTTCTCCCGTAGTTGCCGAGAGCTTCAAGATTCAAGTCCATCCAAGCGGCGAACTTCTTGCTCTCCTCGGCAGACTTTTCGAGAGCAGCGTCATGTTCGGCCCAATACGTCTTGAAATCCATCTTTGGCGTTGCATCGAATCTTCTAAGAACCTCTGCCGTCGATTCTATCTGAGTAGTTGTATCGGCAAACTGTTTAGAAAATTTGTTCATCGCGGGCAACAATATCGGAGATCCAAGGTAGCTCATCACCTTATCGTGATAGATTTTAGCCGCCGCACTCGGTCCCTGTGCCTTGAAAGCATTTGGTCCTTGGAAGTAAGCCGTGATCGCTTCATCAAGTGTCAAATTGTAATCCTTGATGAGCTTCGCTAAATACTTCGCTCCGCCCATGATATTCTCACGGGCATCCATGACATTCTTCACGCCCATCTCTGCTGCGGTAGAATCAAGCAGTTGCATGATTCCTTTGGCGGTGCTTGTCTTGCTTCTCGCCTCAGGATCGAAGCCGCTCTCTGTCATGGCAATCGCCCGAAGCACATCGGCTGACACCTTGTAGGTCTTTGCCGCTTCCGCAAACGCCTCTTCTATTTCATCGGATGCTTTCCTGATGTTGCCGGAGGTCACATCTGCCCATTCCTCGGCAGGCTTTTTGAAGATGTCCGGCCAGACCCAATCTTCCGCCTTGAAAGCGTTTTTGGTGATAGCCTGTGCTTCCCTTTGAACCGCCAATGGAAGATCGCGCATCCTGATGAGCTTCAACCCGGCCTGATAGATCGCAAAAAGGCGGTCAGCCATGTCTTTCGATAATTCACCAACATCAATATCAAACTGTGCTTTTGCCCACTCTTTGAACGGGAGCTTGCCAGCCACTTTTGGCATTAAATCTTCTGGCCTGAAAATGCGGTATTCTCCGGATTTGCGCCATTTGTCTATTTCATCCGAATACTTCTGAAGATGCTCGCGTAAAATCTGAATCCGTTTTTCCCCTTTCTGCTCCTCCGTCCAATTAAAATCCTTGGCATCCTTTTCCATCTGGTCGATCTGCTTTTTAGCCGCCATCGCGTTTTCCATCAACATGACATTGTTGAAATTTGCGAAAGCAGTCTCGGCCCCGGCAGCGCCCTTCTGAATCATTTGGAAATACTTCGTCCATTCCGGTCCCAAGGATCGGAGGAATTCCATTTGTTTCTCGATGCGCTCAAACGGGAGCAGTTGTTCATAATCAACAGCAGGAAAAGTTTTCGCTATAAACGGCAAGTCTTTCCAGTTGGCCTTGACGACCCTGGCTAAATCAATGGCTTGTTGAGCGGTGAGTTTTAGTTGAGTCCGAAGCGTCTCCGCAACTTTCTCTATGGCTGTTTCCCTCGTGAATCCGATAGACTCTACTTGCAGAGCCAAGGAAATGCTCTCCGCTTGCTTTTTGATGTCAGCGGCGTTTTCTTTCAGCTTATCCCTAACTTCCTTGGTCATCTCCAGACTTTCAAACCAAGCTGAAAGATCAATGTCTCCTATTATTTTCCCAACAGGAGTGGCTTTGTAAACAGCCTCCACATCCTTTTTGGCCGCTCTTGCTCCCTCTATAACCTCGTTGAAAAATCCCGCCAGAGGAGTTGCCTTGAAGATCGCGGCGAAATCCTCAAGCATGTCATCGCCGAGTTCGCTCATGGCCTTTGATAACTGAGGGATAAGCTGTTTCGATCCTTCCCACATCCGCCTGAAGATCGTGTCAACCCACGTTGTTCGTTCGGTGAGCTTCTGAAGTTTTTCAATCTGTTCTGCTTGATTCTTTATGTCCTTCCAAACCATCAATGCCTGATGCTTTTTGATCTCTTCGTTTACCTTTTCCCAGTTTTTCCCGGCTTTCTCTATTTGCTCGTTCAACTCCGGGAAGTCAGTCACAAGCCGCTGGATAATTCCTTCCAGTTCAACATTGTTGTCCTTCGCCTTGACAACTTTTTCAGAATAAGTATCGAGTGACTTGCGTTGCTTTCCGATAACAATGGCTTCCTCTTCTAGTTTCTGAATCTCCCGCCGCAAAGAGTCATGCCAACTTTTTGCAACAATCAGAAGCGATCCAATCGCAGCGGCAATCGCGGCAATAGGATGCGACAACACAACCCCCCATAAAGATTTCAGCCTAAGAGCGAGATGAAAGAAAACACCGCCGATTTCCGTTCCTGTTTTCTGAAGAGTCTTTATATCTGTGATCGTTTTGTTTGGAACTAAAGCTGCCAGAGCAACCACGCGAAGAAAACGTAAAGCCTGATACAAACCGAAAACAGCAGCAGTCAAACTTACAACTGCTATGGTTACTTGTCCTACCGTGCTTTTCGCAAAATCGGACATTAGCTCGACTACTGGCTTCATCGCCTTGTAAAGAAGGCTGAAAGCCGTGGACAATCCACCTTCCCCAACTTCGATAGCCAAGCGTTTAAGGCCGTTCGCCAAATTCGCCGCTTGAGCCATAAGCCCTTGCATTTGCTTGTCGGCCATCTTTTGTGCCGAGCCGACCTGATACAGCTTCGTGGTGAACTCTTCAAGCCCTTCCCGGCCAGCCGTGACAAAGGCGGCAACAGCCGGGGCTGCTCTGACTCCAAACAGTTCGAACGCCCTTGAAGCCGTCGGAACGACCTTGGACAACTCATCAAAAATCTCTGACAGTTTTGCAGTCTTTGGATTCAGCTTGGTGAAATCAGCCCCCGCCGCTGTGAAGGCTGCCCGGAGGTCTGCCGTGGGAGCCACGAGCCTTTGGAGAACTTGCCGGAAAGAAGTGCCGATGGTCGATCCTTTCAGGCCAGCGTTGGACAGGATCTCCATGGCTGCAACGGTTTCCTCAAGTGACAACCCGGCCATGTGAGCAACCGGAGCGATGTAATTGAACGATGTCCTCAACTTCTCGACGGTTAGTTTGGACTCGTTGATTGCCGTTGCCATAATATCGGCGACACGCGCCGATTCGCTTGCCTGCATATTGAAAGAAGCAAGGGTGGTCGTCAAAAGGTCGGCGGTGTTTTCCATCTTCTCAAGTGTGCCTGTCGCAAGGAGAGCAACCGAGCGTATAGCATCAACTGATTCACCTGCCGTCAATCCAGCTTGACCAAGAACGATCATGGCATCTGCCACTTCAGTCGTGCTGTACTTTGTCTCGCTGGAAACCTTTTTGATTGTTTCGCCCATCAGCCGCAATTCGGCATCGGTCGCATTGGTGATTGCCGATAGGTTTGCCAATCCCTGACTGAACTCGAATATGGCGTTTTTCGCATCCGTAGCCGCCTTCCCGATTGCGTACAGAGTCCCACCAGCAATCGCATAAGACGCTGTAACCTTGAAGGCAGCGGCAAGCCGTTCGATTCCCCCGCGCACCCGTCCGATCTGTTTCCCGACCCAATCTGAACTCCCCCCAAGCTCCCTCAGTTTCGCCGCAAACTTTGGAGTATAAACCCCTCCAAGTTGCAGGCTCTCTAAGAACTCTTTGCCTTGAAAATTCGCAGCAGCGAACCTATTACCAAGAACTTGGACATCGCCTTGCAGCATCCTTGTTGCTATCGCGGCCTTTGGTAATCCAGCGTACCAAGATGCACCACCTTTACCCGCCGCAATCATCGTAGCGCCCATTTGTCCGGCTGCCTTTTCCACACTTACCAACGCTTGTTGCGCTTTCGCAAAGATCGCCGGACTACTTCTGTACTGATTCAACCACCTTTCATTTTGGGTTAAAACGGAGCCTTGAGCCTTTTGTTGAGCTTGAAGGCTTTGAGTATATTTTTTGGATACTGCATCTTGCTGTTGAACTGTCCGAAGGAATTGTCTACCCGCCTCATCATTCGCTACAAAGCGGCCTCTGCTGTATTCCAAATGACCGCCCATGATCTGCGCTTCTATCCCGGCCTCGCGCAACCGTTGGGAAAGGAACCTTCCAGAGCCGGAAGCGACCTTATTCATTTCCTTGGCGACAAGACCGATATTGCCTTCCAGCGCCTTCATCTGAGCAGCAATCTTGTTCTGCTGAATAGGGCTGACAATCCCCTCCAAAGACCTTCTCAGTTGGGCTTGGAAAACATTGGACTCACCAGCAAACTGCCCCATGAGCCGTTGAATATTTGTCAACGTCCCTTCGGTATCAGATTGGAACCTTCTTACGGTTGATCTGGATACCCTCTCTGCCCGGTTCTGTTCGCTGGCGAGTCCCTGTAAGACACTCCGCAACCGATTGATGGCTCGGTTGAAGTCCTGGTCAACTCGACCAGTAAAAACGGTTCCAAGACTTAGTTCTTGATCCGCCATGTTAGCCTCCGGCTATGCCTTTTTTGTCCAATGTTGGTTCCCGGCCCAACCCTTCATTTGCGTCATCAGAGTTTCAGTCATCTTCTGCCTGACCTCCATTGGAAGGTGCTTGTATTCTTCCGGATCTTTGAATATCGGTCCCCCGGAATCCATTGGAGACTTTTCGGCTTGAATCCCTTTGATCTGCTTTTCCATGTTGATACCGTGACACGCCGCTAAAAGTTTCAAATCATCCCATCGCTCTCTTTCTGAATGGTCGTAGAGCGTTCTGATTTGTCCGAGAGTGAGTCCTCCCCGTCTGAAACTTCTTCGGTAGAAATGCTCAAGTCTATATTGGGGGTATCTCCGAAGAATCCCGGTGACGACCTCCTCATACTCGATGGGAGATGCTTGAGGAGGCCCGTCACTTTTTTTTGCAGACTTGCGTAGTTGACCTCATAAATGATTTCGGCAATCTCAGCGATTTGGTTATTCGTCAGATCGCTGAGAACGTCATCCCCCACATCTTTTGGCTCCGTAACCAAGCGTATGATCCTGTCAAGGTTATCTCGGATCAAACCAAGTGACTCCTTGACAAAATCCACGTTGCTCATGTTCTGACCAAGTGACAGGAAGTGTTTTAAGCCTCCTGCCACAAGGTCAGACAATTCGAACTGGTCTTTTGCGGAAAGAGGATAAATCTTGATCTTCCGCAAACGCCGAACTCCGATTTTGATTTCCTTGATGTCAGGATTCAATCTTTCGGTGTCTGGATTCATTTGAGTCTCCTATCAGGTTGAAAAGGTGAAAAGGTTTAGGTAAAGATGACCCGTCCGAGCGGTTTGTTGTCCCAAACAGCATTTCCCGCTTCGCCGGACAGTTCCGAGTCTGCTCTCTTCGCCTCAAACGTGATCGGCACATTCACATTGTCTTCCGCTTGCATGTCCATCTCGACTGAACTGATGACCTGGCATCTCGGAAAGATGATGTTCATGTGATTGGTCCCGTTCGGGAAGGTGTAATCTGCCTCCATCCTGAGGAAGATCGGCGCAACGAGATTCCCGAGGGAAACCTCGCCGGAGTGAGTCAGAACCTCACCCGACCATTCCTTGCCAATCGCAAGGGCCAGATTCGCAGGGGTCAGTTCCTTGAAAGAACACTCAAGGGTCGCCTTTGTCCGGAGAGGAATCGCGGTATCCTCCATGAGGGGGAATCCAGACTCCAGCCTCCAGAACTCGGTTTCTCCTGCAAACCGGGTATTCGCCAACGCGCCAATCGAGTTAGATGATGTCAAAACGGGAGCGATATTGGCGATATTCGCTGCCGCCGCCCCTACGCGCACTTGGGCAAGCCCCAATGCAACGGTAGAGACATCCTTTGTCAACGGTCCTTGTCTAGCCATAAATGTCCCTCCTATCTGAATTTTTCGGTCGCATCCAGACAACAAACTCTTTCAGGATTTCTGATTGCAAAACGATTCAGCAAGGGCTGATTGAATGGCTATCCTCACCGGAGATCACTTCTTCCGGCATGAAACTCGGAAAATAATGCAAATAGTTCCAATGCCCGCAGGTTCTCCGCAGACATCTCATCCTTAAAGATCCTTGGACGTAAATCTCTACCGGGGGCGGCCCCTCGATTCCGTCTTTGTCGAACCGTTTACCGAAGAGAAAGTACCAGAGGCCGTTCGATTTCCTTTCGATCAGCTTCTTGCCACACTTCTCACAAGTGATGAAGGTTCTGTTTTCATTCATATTATTGCCGCCCATTTGAACCTAGCTGGAACAATCTTGAACTTTGTTTCGTCAGATGTCACCAGAATACCCGATTCCGTTTCCTGGTAAACGATCAACGACCCAACCTGCGTCCAGGCCGGGGTTTTATAGAGTGGAATTCTTCTCAGGCCATCCGTTGCACTCGAATCAGTCAAATACCCCACAACTTTGTCCCTGATCTGAGCCAATTTGAACCCCTCTGGATCTCTACGCGAACAACAGTAGACTTCTACGAGGCTGTCCGATACATGACCCATGTTCATGTCTCCAAACGCAACAGCGACCCATTTATCGACTTCCACGCCCTGAATCTGTGGAGTCACGAGTGATCGGTCAAACAGCAGGGGGAGTCCTTCGATCCGGTTGATATTGTCCACGAAGAACTTTTTTATGCTGTCGATGAAATTTGCCTGTCGAGCAGTCGGATCAAGTGCCACGTTTCAAGTCCTCCACAACCTTGTCAATGAGGGTAAAGAAATTGCCGATGGCCTCTTTCGCTTGGTATTCAGCCATGTTTTTCCCGTCAAACTTGATCTCCGAAAGGCTGATCCCATCCCTGATCTTCTCTAATTCCTCAAGACTGAATTCGATATTCACATAAATCCCCTTTGGTTTCACGCTGATAACGTCCATTTAGTCGCGCCACCTCCATGCGGAACGTCTGAGGTATCGTTTCCCAAGTGTTTTCCTCCTCGACGATCTTGCGAAAGCCTGCTTCGCCGGACTGAAGACTTGGCGCTTCGGCATCCCTCCAAGCCCGAATTCATGCAAGCGGGCATAAACCGATATTTCCCTCAATCTTCTGGTAGCTGGCTGATTGTCCAGATCGTAAAGCCATGACGACCCGCGAGATTCAAGGACTCCATTTGGGACACCACCCATCCACCCGCTAAAATCTCCCTGTCCTACGCGGAAGTAGGAGATATTCGTCAAAAGATCGTCTTTCAATCTGAGCAGTCCACGGCTCAACAACCCTTGATCTCTCTTCCAGCTTTCATAACGCTCATTGTAGAGAATGGGGCCGGTAACTTGACCATTCGAAATCCTCGTCCTAACGTCATTCGAATACTCGCTGGCATACACCCTCTGCAATTCATCGCAGCCCCAAATCCTGTAATCAGTAGGCAAATTGTTCAATACAATCATATACTTTCTGAAACTGCGCGGCTCAAAGTAAACCCTGACAGAAGCAAGAGTGCTACGGATTACGCCGTCAATATGTTCCATGATCGCCGCGCTAAACATTCTCAGTCACCCACCCGTCTAAGACAACTTCGTGATTCAGACCGTCCCAAGAGGCCGCATTGATGCAGGCATCATCCAGCGATACCCCCCGCTTGAAGATTCTCGGAATCTTGAAAAACCGCAGCTTGTCATCATCCCAAATCTTCTTCCACAGAATCAGAACATCATACCCGTAGGCCAAGAAAACGGGGAGCGCGTCAACAAGTTCCTGTTCCAGCTTTTCAGCCGTATAAAACACGGCAAAGTAATCCGTTTCGACATTGATTTTGGAGAATCCCCCGTTATCCCATTTCTTGACATCGACCAGATAATCCACACTTCTGAAGCAGTCCAAGAGCGCTTCCTGTGAAGGATGGTCCGGGCTTTCAATGCAAATCAAAGTCAGCTTACCTGATGAGGACATAAAATCCGTTCCCCTTGTCAAACATCGCCCAATTATCCTTGATCCCCGGAACCCTGAAATCGTACCATGCCACTTTCCATCCGGCCTTGGCAAAAGTCTCAAGCCACCAAATCTCGTCTTCCTTGATCCGGTGAGTAACGTCTTTTTCGTAGGCCGGAACACGATACTTGCCGTTCTCCCCCAATGGAATGATCGCAAGCAACTTCTTGCCCCTCTCCCTCAAAACGCTCAACCAATCGTGAAGCTGCTCTTTCTCGATGTGTTCCAAAACATCCTTGGCAATCAGATACTCGAATCCATCGTGTCGCACCAGAGAATGAATCGGCCCACAAAACGCCTTCACCTCCGGGTCAACCTTGCCAATCGCATAATCGCTGCAATCCACACCCCAGGCATCCCGATAAAGCATCCGTAACGCCTTCACCAAAAACCCCTTGGCACAGCCGAAGTCCAAAACCGTGGCTCCCCTTTCGATTTTAAGGAGGTCGATAATCGTCATCGCCATGGGGATGGTAAGCTCCGGAATCCAACGGTAGTTCTCGTAACAGGACTTACCCGTTGCAATCCCTCGCTCGAAATAGTCCTCGTCATATTCGCTCATACGAAGTTTTCCATCCCGCCAGAGTACGACAGATCAATCAGCATTTTGTTTTGGCCTGTGAACACACAATGATCGCAATTCACCGTGTCAAAGGATTTCACCTTCTTTGCATACAAGGATGGGAAATCCTCTATTTTGCACCAACGATACTTTTCGTGGAAATAGCGGCCTGAATCAGAATTGAGAACCACCGATGAACATGGGTAAACGTAGCCATCGTGCAGAACAAACGGTTTGAAGTAGCCCCAGTAACATTTGTCCGGCCTCTCAAACTCCTTCGGCTGATAGAAATACGGCGGCCCCCACTTCTGAACCAGCTTGGAAAGAGTCGCATTGTTTTTGTTCTGTTGTTCGGCTGTGCATTGACAGTTCGGCACGACCCGCACATATTTCGGGGTGTACCTCATGACATGAGTTTCCAGCCGGTTTAGCGTATGCTCATCCGTCATCGTGTTGTGAACATAGCTGAATCCGAGAGTGCAGCTTTCCGGGATTTCAGGAAGTTCAACACGATCAACGTAATCAAGGCTGTTCATTGAAACCCGTATCCACTTCAGATATTTCAAAGCCTTTGCCGTGACGTTCTCTTTAAGGAGTATCCCGTTGGTGATGAATCCCTGCTCAAGTCCCAACGAATGACAAAATTCGATCAGCCTGTTGATCGGAGGGTACATGGTGGGATCACCCCCGCCAGTCCACTCAATCGTCTTGAGGCCGTACTCGCGGAGCTTCTTGACGAGAAGGTAGATTCGGCTTGCTTGAAGTTGCTCATGCTTCTCTCGATTGGTGTTACTGCAAAATTTACATCTGAGATTACAAACGCTCGTCGGGGCCATTTGAAGACTGATCGGACTCCCGATACCTTTCTTGAATTTCTCAACCGCCTTTGGATGATGAAGCAACTTTATCCCGGTTGAAGTGTATGTCTGTAGCTTGTTCACAACCCCTCCTTCTGCAATAGCTCACGGTAATGAGCTTCCTTGGGATGCTCGCCGAGCGTATGCCCAAACTCCTTGTCCTCCATGTGCAGTTTGGCACACAGCTTCCCGATAAAATCCCGTTTGGATTGAATAGCCCTGTGAAAGTGGTTGATCTTCGGATTGGTCGTCTTGTTGAATACCCCCGTGTAGTTTCGGATCATTTCGTGGAGTTTCCGATAATACTCGACCCCTGAACTGAGGCGAGACATTCTGGCCTGATAATCCGGCTGAGAGTGAAAGTCATTCGCCGCCTTCGTCATTTCGAAATCAAACCAATCAATCCGTGGCAGCGCGATAATGTCAAATTTGGTATCCAAATAATCCCTCAAAAATCTCCAATGATGAAAGTCGCTTTCAAGCACCGTCTCGTCAGCGTCGAAGTAAGCCAGCCAATGCACTCCGGGGAAATGCATCCTTGCGAGATTCCTGAGTTGGTTTCTCGCTGCGCCGTATCCCTCTCTCTGGATAATGTCGTCTATGATGACTGTAGCTCCGCGCTTCTTGGCGTAATCCAATGTCCCGTCAGTCGATCCGGTGTCAACGATCAAAATACCATCGGCAATCTTTTCCACCCAGTCGAACCATCTAGGCAGTTGCTCGATCTCGTTCAGCATATTGCTCGCAATTATCATGCTGTTCATTTTGCTCTCCTTCGATTTCCTCGATTTTTTCAAGAATGACTTTGGGATCGTGCATCCCCGTACAAGGATGCGGGCAATCCCTCACGCTTCCAGAACAAGGCCCAAGGCCGGGACAATATCTGATGTAGTCAGGACTCAAGCAAATCAGTTTCCCGCCCAACTGTTCCGGTTTGACTACGAAATGGTTTCCACTCCCAAATAGGCAAACCTGTGACACGCCTAACGCTCCGGCCAAATGAGAGATGAAAGAATCTACCGTGACGGCAATCTTCGCTTTGCTCATAACCCACGCCGATTCCCTGAAGCTCAGTATTCCACGGAGATCAAGGTCTGCATCTGCTGGGTAATCAATCTTCCCGCCCAACTGAACGGTGTAATAACCTTTCTCCTTCAGTCCTTTGGCAACCACTCCCATGTATTGATATGTCCTGTATTTCGGATCGCCTCCGGTGGTGTGAAGAATCGCTATCGGTTTATTCATGTGCTTACTGGTTGAGGCAAGCGGAGTTCTGGCAATCAACCCTGCTGGCGGCGCAACCCTTTCAATGAAAAAATCGTCTCTATCGACTTCCAGAATCTTCCAGTAGAAATCGCTGAGAAGGGAATTGGAGTTTCGCCCCCAATGCCCCGGCATGATTCTTTCTCCATGAGGATTGTAAACGACAGCGTAATCGCCCATATCGGCAAAGCTGTAATCAATGATCCTGTCGATGTGCGGGTTCCCGATCAGAATGTCGTGGTACTTCATTTGAGTCATGTAAACCAATGGCATCCCAGGATGTCGCTTCTTTAGCCCGGCCAATGCCTTGGTCGTCATAAACACATCTCCGGCAGCGGAGTGCTGAATGAACAGGACTTCCTTTTTGACCACCCGACTTTCAATCGAAAGGAACTTCGCATTGAAATCACTAACGCCTGCAATCCACGCTTGTCCGGCCTTGAGACTTTCCTCGGCAAACTTTTCCCGTTGATCTTTATTCCGGGCCATGGTGACAATCGCATTGACCATCGCATCCAGCTTGCAGGCATTTGTCTCGACCCACGATGAACCGCTCCGCGTGATAACGGGTAAATATGCAAGTTCCTTGCATGGCACAAGTATCCCGCCGCCCCCCTCAAGCAATTCCGTATGAGAGGTGCTGTCACTTGCGATCACCGGGACTCCGCAAAGTTGGGCCTCTACAACAGTCCAAGACAATCCCTCGTTCATGGTGCAGTTGATGAGGCAATCAAACGAATTATAAAGACCGACCATCTTATCCGTGTCGAAAAACGCTCCGGGATGAACTACGAAGTCTCCCGTTTGACCGCCGTAATCGTTCATGATCTGTTCCAGATTGAAGACACCCCTCGGCTCCACATGGAGGTAGAGCGTCATCTTCGGGTATTGCTTTTTAGCAAGCATGAACGCTTTTATCAGGCGTTGCGGATCTTTTCTGAATTGGTTTTTCCCGACAAATCCGAATATCACCACATCTTCGGGAATCGTTGGGAAATACGTCCGTCTGCAACGGAGCTTGTCCTCTTTGGAGAACTGTTTGAATTTTTCGGACTCGAATAACGCTGGCCGATAATAGTCAACCTTGGGGAGACGTTGCCTGAGCAATTTGTACCCAAACCTGCTGTAGATCATCGGGTGATCGAAGAAGTTGATCCAACTTGTCCAATCTGCCCTGAGATAAGGTAGGTCATACGGAAGTATCGCACCGAGTTTGAATCTGTTTTTTATCCTGATCTGGTTTATCTGGTCAAAGATTGGAACGTATCGCCAAACGTCGATCGCGACAAAAACAACGAGATCAAGAGTCAGGGTGGATAAAGTGTTCAAAAGTCTCCGGCTTCCCCATGAATCGTACTTTGTGACGGCTCCTGTCGGATCGTCCATTTCCAGATCCATACCGTCAATGATTTGAACCTTTGGGTTCATTTGCCAAAGTTTGACGTTTCGAAACATTCCGGCGGCGAACACCGCAACATTGTGCTTCGACGTATCGATTTGGCGCACAGTAGCAGCCATCATGTGAGAGTTCCCCGATACACCTTGAGGATGCTCCCCAACGAGCAGAATATTCATTTTTTCACTCCTGATTGTTTTATCGTGTGTCTTTTGCTAACTCAGCAACGTACACGGCGGGGAAACGGCGGGTTTTTAAGGTTTCAACTTTGTAAGGAAATTCTCCTGAATATGGAATATACCGATCAAGAAGCCTCATGCCGACTTCTTTTGGCAAGTAAAGCTCGTGATTCTCAAGACCAAGCTGACCAAGTTCCTCATCGGTTTCGAGATCGTGGCCGTACAAGGCTTCTGTCATCAATCCATACGCATTTGTTCTAACGGGGAGCCAAGCTGGATTCATTTGATAATTTGTATCCCAAGTCTCCCCCGAAACCCGCTGCAATTCGCCCGATACGTTGCATTTGTAAAGAACCGCGTGGTACTGAATAATCTCATTCTCAAAAGTCTGAGGAGTCTTATTCATTACCATATAGGTGTCGCTTGTCACATCGAAACGCAAAACTTCTCCGGCGGCTACCGTAGTGTCATAAGGCAGAAAAGCCTCTAAAAAAAATTCCCGAATGAACGGCTTTGTCACCTGCCGATTCAAGTTGTATTGCATGTAGCCACCGGGAATCTCCACGTTGCCCCCTATTATCATCGTGAAGGCAACTCCGATGTCTTCATACAATTCCTTGATGTCACAACCTAATAGATTGTCGCAATTTACCGTCATTCTTCGGTACTTACTTCGGTGCTGCTCGGAGAAACCGCAACTAAGTTGTCATCGCTGTACGTCGTGTCTTCGCCAAACTCATTGTAACCAAATCCCGCATCGACCTTGTGGCCGAAGATTTGGGTAGGATCTATGTCAGCCCACCACAACTCATTCGTAAGGGCCACTTCGAAGGCTTTATCCTCTTCTTGGATGAGCTTCCAGAAATGGTCGAAACGCATTTGCAGATTGATCTGCTCAAATTTGAACTTGTAGGCGCTCTCCGTCAACATCATGTAAAACAGATGCCTCTTCGTCCTCCTCTTCGTCCACAGGATCAGGGTTGCATTGGTGATGGGAAACGCCGCTCCGGTTTCCCTCAACGCATCGTCAATCGCCTGCTCGTAATGTCCCGCTTCGAACTTACAAGCCAAGCTCTTGAGTTCCTTCTCTACCGCTTCCTGTAGCTCAGATCGTGTCATTGGACTCTCCTGCGACCAGACTGACTTCGAGGACTTCCAAAGCCTTTTCTACAAGTTTGTCCCGCGTGTCATCGGACGCAAACTCTACGCCCGCCCCCGCGAGATAGGCCATCAATTCGGGCTTCTTGGCGGATTTCACTTCCGTCTTTGTTTTGAAGATTATGCGGTCTACGGTCGGCTCCGGCGGTTTTACAGGTTCCTTCTTTCTTTCAGGTTCCGGAGCCAACCGAACTAGACCAGTTCCAAGATCAAATTCTTTTATGAGTTCTTTGGGCAGGGTGTCACCTTGAGCCTCGCTCAAAATTAACCCTGCCCTCCAGATTTTGCCATCGGAAGTTTTAACGGTTTTAAGCATTTCGAGTTTCATCTCGATTGTCCTTTCTTTGACTCCCGATTAGACATCAGGCATGATTTCGACAACAACACACGCATTTGCCATCTCGGTTGTCGGAGATGCTGTCCTCGTCATGGTCAAACCGACCGTGATAATATCCCCCGCAGAAAACTGATTTGCGGAGCTATTGACGACAGCTTGGGTTATTCCAGTATCCCCTGTGCTGACTGTGGATTTTTGGGCGCTTGCTTCTCCAGACACATGGGCAATCGCCGGGGGCGTGGTCAAACAGCTTACTCCATTGATATACGCGTTCGCTGCCATAGACAGCGGATTCGTGTCGTCTTTACCACTTCCCTCGACGGTAATCCAAACGTCTGAAATGTGTCCCGCAAATCTGGCCGCACCAATGGGATAGCCTCCCTTGTCAGCCGTGATCTCGCCGGAAAAACACGCAATCATAGGCGACATATTCACCGACTCGATCTGACTAGCAAAACTGGGATTCTCAAATGGGCCAGTATAAGGTTTCATTGGCAATCACCTCCTTACTTTACAGTCAGGACGTAGATGCCATCCGATTGATAAAGCACGGGCAATCCCTTGTTCTGTACCCGGATGAAAACTCCAGACGGGTCCCACTCCTCATGATCGTCAACCTTCATGCCGTACTTGCGATCCAAGCCGTAAGGCGCGTTCGCAAATTCGGCAATCTTCTGGCCTTCGACCGTGCTGGCAAACATGCAGAACTTTGTCTCTGGAATGAACTTCTTTGTGATCGTGACAAAATCCTCGCCAGCCTTGAATGAAGCGGTGGGCGCTGTCGAAACCGTGACATAGCCGGATTCGGGGACAAGAGCAGAAACCGTCTCTTCCTCCCAAGTCCTCGCTGACGTATCGTTGAAACGCAGGGTGTCCCCCACCTCGATGTCAGCCGTGTCGTCCAGATAGATATTGGTCGTCGAGCTACCTGTCACAGCAGCCGTCAGCCAATACCTGAGTTGGAACTGCTCGTCATAAAGCACCATATTGGAAATGTCGAGCAGACTTCCAAGGACTCTGACGGGGTTGGCAAACAGGTCGCCTTGCCCGTAGTTGTGTTTCGTCAGCAGGGTTTGAATACCCGTGTCCATAATCATGAGCTTCAAGATTTCGCTCGTGAAAAGAGCGTAATCAATCGTGGCCCCGCAAGCGTTCTTGAGAGCCAGCTTCGCGTCCATGATGTCTTCCAGAATGTTCCTACTGTTCCCGCTATCCCACTTGCGGTCTGCCGCGAGCGTGACGATTTGAGCAGACGGAACATCATAGTTGACATAGTTGTACGCTTCGCTCATCACTTTGTAGGTGAAGCTCCCTGCGGTCAGCATCTTGGCGAACATCCACTCTTTCCGTCGATCACACCGTCCACGAAGCATTTGCATGTCTCTGGCAAGCCTTCTTTGGGCGGTAAGATAGGTGTCGGTTGTTCCCTCTTTCCGCAGATTGTTGAGGAAAGCCTCATCGTAGTAAATTTTCTCTTTCCAGAACGCGGCTGCGGCACTATGCTTTGCAACCCCTACGGGCGCAGTCATAGGCGCGGGTGCGCCCGGAGCTACGAAAGGAGTCATCCCCCTGTTCCCAACTTGGCTCTCCCATTCGATGTTGTCAGAAGGCCAAGTCTCCTGTCCGAAAAGATTCATCAGCATCAGGTTGGGAGGGGTCATAAACCTTTCAATCAATTTCTGAAGCACGGTAAGCCTCAGATCAGGAATATTGCTCAATCCTTGTGGCATGTCTTTTCACCTCCCTTCCTTAAAAGATAAAGTACTGACCATCTTCGCGGCCAGTTGTCAGATCGGCTAGAGAATGAGCATCGTAGCCGGTAAGCATGGCCTTGTAGACCATGGCGTTTCCAATCACGAGCGAGGCATCAGCACCTTTCGCGTTCTCCCCGGTTCCGGTGTCCACGGCTCCAAAAAGGAACCCGACAGCCTTTGTGTAAGGAGAAGCAGTATTGGTCTGAATGAATATCCCGCCATTTTTTGCCACTTCAATTCCGGTAGTTACATTGTTTGTCCAAGTCAGCAACGCCATGTGAGGATAGGTCGTCACATCAATGGAAACCAGCGCCCCAAGGTCAACCGGGGAACCATCGCTATCCACCGCGCCACCATGATCGCCAACGGCGAACTTGTAGGCATCCTCTTTCACGATGTACGCGAGGGTATCAGCCGCGCCCTCCGTCACCAACGGCGTGAAACCGGGATAACTGACACCGGCCACAACACCTTCCGTGACGTAAGGCACATACTGGCCGAGTCTGGAAGTTGATTCCGTAATCCGACCCATCATCGTGCCAGCCGCAAGAACACCGTATCCCGCCGGGATGTGGATGGTCTTCATGAAGGCTTGATTTGGGTTGCTATAGAACAGACGCTTGTAATCGGTCTGCCCGCCTCTAAGAATGTAAGGGGTATCTCCAACAGGCATCTCTTTTCACCTCCTTTCGTTAGCTTTTTTTGATGGGCTGCCCCGCCATGGCGAGAAGCGCATCAACGCGATCTTCTTCTTCCTTCTCTGCCAGCTTGGTGCTGCCTTCGGGGGCTGTTTCTTTGCTGAGTCCTCCCCCACCGATGATTTTGGTTTTCACAACGCCTTTGCCGACCCAATCGGCCACTTCAGCGTCAACCGCCTTGGAGAAGTTCTCAACATCAAGAATTTCATCCTTGACGAACCGGGTGTATCCCACTTGGGACTTTACCTTGGCATACAGGTGTTCCGGG